ATGGCCAAATATTCTAACAGTTGTTATAACATTTCTTACATTAATCATGATTTTCAAAATTGTTGGTGTTAATTTCACACCAGTACAAGATAAACATATTGAAAAAGTTGTAACAATAGAATCATTTGATACTGATCCAAGTCAAGATGTGATTGCAGAAAATCATCATCATAATCCGAAACCTTTACATGATACATGCACAACGCATAGTGCAAGAGCTTGTAAAACATCTAGCTTTTGTGTTCTTTTAGATGGAGAGAAATGCGTTGGGGGAGATAAGCATGGGCCAACATATCTAACACAAGATGGCGACAAGGTTGATTTTAATTATTATCACCACAAAAATACATGTCACGGTATGTGTATTAACAAGTGAATCAATTAAATTAATATCTTCCTTGATTTTCCATTATCTTATACTTATAATATAACATGACAATTGTTGATTATTTAAGTAATACTACATTCTCCGCTGATGGAACCTCCGGATTTAATGTAGCCATATTTTTGTTTTTAATATTAACGATAAGAGCGATCATTCAGCTTGGTAAACTAAAGAATATTATTGATTTTTTAAAAAACCCTAAAACAATTGGACAATTAACTTTGATTGCGGCTTGGATTTATTTAATTTATAATTATGCTTCCAAAAACAAGGATTCTACCGATAAAAAAACTCTGGAAAATATTGAAAAGCTAAAAAACGCAAGTAAGAAAGCCATTCTAGCATTGCTAATCGCGTTTTTTGCCAGAATTGATTTGGTGATTGCTCCCTTTTGGTTAATTTGGGTCATGGCATACTACTTAGAAGAATGGGTGTAACCGCTTGTTGATTAAATAGAAAATTGATATAGATATAAAAATATCTACATGAAGTATACATAGATATGATCATCCCAGTTAGGTGTTTCACATGTGGAAAAGTACTAGGCAATAAATATCGCTATTACGAACGAGAAGTGCGTAAAATGAAAAGCGAACGTGATGGAGAAGTTGATAAGGTAAAATATCTAACAACCGAGAATGCAGAAAAGACGCCCGAAGGCGAGGTTTTAGACAGACTTAAACTTGATAAAATGTGTTGTCGTCGCCATATATTGACTCACGTTGATATTGAATAAAATCTCACATGACTATATATAATGGCTATCGGTTGTAGTTCTAATAAAACAAGAAAACAACGGGGAGGTATGGTATCTTCGCCTGCTGCGTTTCCTCAAGGAGCGCCGTGGAATGTTGAGACCGCTTTACCCGGAATAAATGGCAATGTTTCTGATGTTGGCAATTTTTATAAGGTAAATCAACAAGCAGGTGCACTCCCTGACCCAGTAAGCTCAAATAATAGTCAGTGTGGACCATGCAGTGGTGGTCGCAAGCGCAAAAGACGTACTACAAGAAAAGCAAAAAAAGCAAGAAAGTCTAGGAAAGGAAAATCCAAGACTAAGCGCGCTCGTAAAAGTAAAACAACTAAAAAAAAGAAGGGAAAGAAAGCTAAAAAAGTTCGCAAAACTCGCAAAGGAAGAAAGGTATCCAAGCGCAAAACTATAAAAGGAGGCGGTAGAGATACAATTTTTCAAGGTCCAGTAAATACTTGGAGAGGAACTCTTTTTGGTGCAGGTGATCTTGTAAATCAATGGTCCGGAAAACCAAGCCAGCTTTCTCCTGCGCCAACTGATCAGGCGCCTGTGCCTAACGGAAATGTTATTTTGGGAGAGATGCCTGATGTAAATGCTATCCATGTTGCAGCAGGTCAAGCAGTTGCCAGTATTTAAAATTATTTTTGTGTATAAATTATATTATATACAAAAAATTATCTGGTGAGTTAATATAATGAAGCTCGTTGAATCTATTAGAAAGCTATGCAGTCCTGCATATGTCTATTTAGTGATCTCTGTTATTGCAGTGATCGCGATTATGTTTCAGAATGCTGGAAACAGCAATAAGTATTGCGTAGGTCAATTTTCATGTGACGTTCCCAGCACTGCTGGTATTTTTATTGCCAAGGGAGTATATATTGCCTTCTGGACATTTGTTTTGAACGCACTATGCAAAGCAGGATATAAACAACTATCTTGGTTTATGGTTCTACTGCCTTTTATTTTGTTCTTCATCATTATAGGCATGATTCTCTTGATGGCTGCAAATCAGGAAATCGCCAAACTAATCTAATTTTGTTTAATTTAATCAAATAACACTAATTAAATTACAGCTATAAGAGGAGATAAAAATAATACCTTGAAGTATAGTATATGGGTGACCAGTTATCGCAAACTATAATCGACAAACTGTTCGAAGATAATCCAAACTTATTGGTAAATCATCACCTAGAATCATTTAACGAGTTTTACCGTGATGGCATTAAGAGAATCTTCAGGGAGAAAAATCCAATTAGGATAATGAAGGATCAAAATGAAAATGGTAACTTCAATCTAAGATGTAATATTTTCCTTGCCGGCAAGAATGGAGACAAACTTTATTATGGAAAACCAATTATTTATGATGATGGCCGAGAACATTTTATGTATCCAAATGAAGCTAGACTAAGAAATATGACATATGGAATAACAATTCATTATGACGTAGATCTAGAGTTTTATATAAAAGACAAAGATGGAGAATATCCAAGTGAACCAACTTATAATTCCACACTAGAAAAGATATTCCTCGGTCGCTTTCCTATTATGATGTATTCAGACCTCTGTATTTTGAAAGATATGGCACCTGATGTTAGATTTGAAATGGGTGAATGTAGAAATGATTATGGAGGTTACTTTATTGTTGATGGTAAAGAGAAAGTTATTGTATCTCAAGAAAAGTTTGCTGATAATATGCTTTATGTAAGAGATAAGGTGAATGATCTTTATAGTCATGCTGCTGACATAAGATCTGTATCTGAAGATGCATCAAAGCCAATTAGAACGCTTTCTGTACGAATGGTTGCGCCATCTGAGAAATATACAAATAATCAAATTGTTGTTAACCTACCTAATGTTAGGAAACCTGTCCCTCTTTTTATTGTTATGAGAGCATTAGGAGTATTATCTGATAAAAGTATTATTGAACACTGCCTTCTTGATATAGAAAAATACAGTAGCTATATTGATCTATTTATTCCATGTGTACATGATGCCGGTATGATTTTCAGCCAAGAACAAGCACTAAAATATATTGCAACATTTACCAAACACAAAACATCTGCACATGCTCTTGAAATCTTAACAAACTATTTCCTACCACATATTGGAGAGATGAACTTCAAATCAAAAGCCTATTACTTAGGTCATATGGTAAAAGAATTACTGCGTGTTTATACAAAAGATACCAAACCAACTGATAGAGATAGTTTCAGATTTAAACGTGTAGAACTTCCGGGTAATCTATTATATGATCTCTTCAAAGAATATCTTAACATCCAGCAAAAAGATATTTATCAAAAGATCGATAAGGAATATACTTTTAAAAAGGGAATCTATAAGCACAACTTTATTGGTCTAATTGAACAAAACTACCGTGAACATTTTGGAGAAAGAAGGATCGAGCAAGGTTTCAGGAAGGCCTATAAGGGGAACTGGGGTGCCGACGAGGGCACTAAAAGAATGGGAGTTGTACAAACTCTTAATCGTCTTAGCTTTAATGCTGCTATTTCTCATTTAAGAAAAATAAATCTACCATTGGATGCTAGTGCCAAAGTTATTGGTCCTCGTCTATTACATGGGTCTCAGTGGGGTATAATTGATCCAGTTGATACTCCAGATGGTGGTAATGTTGGTCTTCATAAACATATGGCAATGGGTGCCGCCATAACAACAAACTGTTCTGGAAAACCGATTATTCGATGGTTGCGCGAAAATGGAACTAGACTTCTAGAAGAAGGCACTCCGTCATTTAATGCTCAACTAACTAAAGTAATGGTAAACGGTGCATGGATCGGCGTTAATGCAAGACCACAAGATGTATGTAGTAAGTTAAAGGCATTCCGTAGAAGTGGATTAATACCAATGTATACGTCTGTTCAATGGGATATAGCTGGACAGTGCATTTTTATTTATACAGATGCAGGTAGAATGTGTAGACCTATATTTTATGTAGATGATAATAATCGTGCTAGTTTCGATAAGAAAGAAATAAAAGACACTCTAGAATCAGGAAAATATTCATGGAAACAATTGGTTTCTGGATTTGCACCTAAAAAAGATCCCAATTTCAATAACAAAGGCTGTCAAATATATAAATTAAATGAATTGTATGATGCTCCTGATATTGATTCTCTAACATCATCACAGGCAATTATTGATTATCTAGATACAGCAGAAGAAGAAGGAGCACTTATTGCATTCATGGAAGATGATCTTTCAAAAAAGTCATACACTAATATAGAGATCCATCCATCTTTGATTCTTGGAGTTATGGGAAATCAGGTTGTATTCCCAGAAAATAACCAGTTACCTCGTGATTTATTTGCATGTGGTCAAATGCGCCAGGCTGTATCATTATATCATTCTAATTATCAAACTCGTATTGATAAGATGGGAGTTGTACTCAATTATGGACAAACGCCTCTTGTTAAAAGTAGATATTTGGACAAGATTTGCAAAGAACAACATCCATATGGAGAAAATGTTGTAGCAGCAATTATGTGTTATGGAGGTTACAATGTAGAAGATTCTATTCTATTTAATGAAGGGGCGATCAAGCGTGGTTTATTTAGAACCACATATTATAACTCTTATGAGTCAAAGGAAGAAAGCTCTAAGGTCGGAATGTCTCAAGTAGATTCACAGTTTGCGAATATTGAAACCGCAAATGTAACTGGTCTAAGAAATGGATTTGATTACTCACATCTTGACAAGCACGGTCTTATTAAAGAAAACACTCCACTTGACGAGAAAAAAGTAATAATCGGAAAAATTACCAATAATTTACAAGACCCAGGTGTTTCTAGTGACGATTCGGTTGTTCCAAAGAAAGGACAACTTGGGTTTGTAGACAAGGCATTTATTACAGAAGGTGAAGAAGGGTTTCGTATTGCAAAAGTAAGAGTCAGGGACGAGCGTGTTCCGGCAATCGGAGATAAGTTTTGTTCTCGTTGTGGCCAAAAGGGTACTATTGGATTAGTTATTCCTGAAGAAAATATGCCTTTCACAAAAGAAGGCATTCGACCTGATATTATTATTAATCCTCATGCACTTCCATCTCGAATGACAATTGGTCAATTGGTTGAAACATTAATGGGAAAGGCTTGTGCGATGTATGGTGGATTTGGAGATTGTACTGCTTTTATGAATAAAGGTCAGAAAGCTACTAGCTTTGGTAAAATGCTTACAAATGTAGGATTCAATTCTAGTGGAAATCAGATGCTATTGAATGGTGAGACTGGTGAGCAAATGTATTCCGAGATTTTTATTGGTCCTACCTACTACATGCGTTTAAAACATATGGTAAAGGATAAAATTAATTATAGATCTAAGGGCCCCAGAACATTATTAACTCGTCAGACAGTGCAAGGTCGTGCAAATGATGGCGGTCTACGTGTTGGAGAGATGGAACGCGATGGAATCGCTGCTCATGGCGCCACTGCATTTTTGCAAGAATCTATGTTAGTAAGAGGAGATCAATACTATATGGCTGTTTGTAATAAAACCGGAATGACTGCTATCTACAATGAAAGTTATAATCTGTTCCTTAGTCCAATTGCAGACGGACCAATCAAGTTTGTTGGCACATTAAATGATGGATTAAATATTGAGAATATTTCCAAACATGGAAGATCTTTTAGTATTATTCGGATTCCTTATGCTTTTAAACTTCTAATGCAAGAACTTCAGGGCATGAATATTCAGTTGAGAATTATAACTGAAGATAATATTGATCAGTTAAGCAGCATGGCTTTTTCTGATAATATTGTCCGACTAATTGGAAAGGAAGGTGTTACCGCAACAGATGTTGCTAAAAACGCAAAATCTAAGTTTAGACCTCGTCCAGAAATTATGAATAGTACACCAAAGCCAAATCCATATGTTCCTGATAGCCCACTTGATTCTCCAGAAAGCCCTAACTATCCTCCTCCAGGAATTGCCGATGAATATGGTCAGCTTAAAGGTGGCCCTATGTTTGAAGATGAACCAACTACACCAAAAATCCATCTTGATATGGATGTTAGTAAGAAAGATCCATTGGCGTGGGGATGGATGTTTGATACATCATCTTATGAGTCAGGAGATATTTATAGATCACTTATTATTGAAGACACGGGTAAATCTAGTCAAAAATGGTGGGTTGATGATAATGATTATCAAGTTCCTCGAGAGCACCCAATCGATTGGAACAATGGAGATTTAGTAAAGAAAGACGGTAGCATAATTCAAGATAATATTATTATTGGTGCATTGCTGGCAGATCAGCAACCAGGAAACTGGAAGAGAGTGATTGAGAAGTTCAATCCTGGTGTATATCCAGAAGCTGCACAGGCAACCCCAGACTATAATCCTATTTCACCAAACTATAATCCTAACTCTCCAGAATATAATCCTAACTCTCCAGAATATGCACCTCAATCACCAGACTATAATCCTAACTCTCCTGCATATGCACCTCAATCACCAGACTATAATCCTAACTCTCCTGCATATGCACCTCAAACAATTGGATCTAAACCTAACTCCCCTGCGTATGCACCTCAAACACCAGAGTATGGTCCTCCATCAAGTAGTGAGTTAAAGGGTGGAGCTCAGCCCGTAAATGTAAATATCTATATGCCGGGAAAATCAGATGATGAAACCAAAGAAAAAACAATTCAAGAAGTTGCAGCTGATGAGATTCAGGGATCTATTACAGAGGCAAAAAATACGATAGTCATAGATACAGAGCCAGCAAACTCGAATGTTAGTGATGGAATATTAAAGTTTAATGATGATTCGGGATCAAGTAATGGAGATGATAATAATGAAGAAACGGGCGGCGGAGATAAAAAAAAAGTAACAATAAGATCCTAATAAATCAATAATTAGTCAAAATAATTAAATTATTGATTATATAGAAAAAATGAAGACGCTTAAAAAATAGATATGTATAATATACACCATGGCACAAAGCGGATTCGTTGTTCAGATTGCAAAGAGTAGAGAGAATATTCTCAGTCAACTTAAGACACGAGGGTTTGATGTAAATAAGTATGAAGGGCAGTCAATATCCCAAGTACATATTATGCTTCAAAATAATCAGCTTGATATGTTAGCAGAAAACCCAGATACTGGCCGAAAAGCCTATGTAAAATATCATTTAGGCAAGACACTGAGAGGTAATAACATAATGGACTATATCGATGATTTGTTTACTATAGATTCTGTACTGACTAGAGCAGATGATTTAATTGTTATTGGGCGTGATGGGGCAAACGATTCTATGCATAAAGCACTTCGTCAGATTTGGTCCCAACATCAGTACTTGATTACTGTAGTGGGATTGAAATCATTGCAATTTAATATATTAGATCATGAACTAGTACCTCCACATAGGGTAATGAGTGAAGCAGATGGACTTGAAATTAAAAAGAAATATAATATTTCGCTGGATTCACAGTTGCCTGATTTGTCAAGATTCAGCCCTGTATCCCTTGCAATTGGAGTCCGTCCAGGAGAAATTATAGAAATTATGCGACCGAGTAAAACTGCAATTTCAGCCCCATTCTATAGAATATGTTCTTCTTAGTATATAAGTAAATGACAAGTCATCCCCCAGATTATTATAAAACACAATTAAAAACATTAAACGGAGATTTTTCTGTTACATTGAATGAATTAACAAATGCATTTCCATATGCCAAAGCTTATCCTGAAGTTACAACAATGACAGAAAGATATAGTGAAGACAAGGGCGCAATGGATAAGGTAAGAGGTGATCTTTTTCTTTTTAGGGATAGTATTGAGCAAGACATAGAGTCAACTTCAAAAAATATTATTAGAATAGTTGATCAGATTGCAAAAATAGAAAAAGACAATGCCAAAATGATGATTCGATTACAGGGACTTGAGAATAAGAGAGAAGGTGCATTGGGTATGTATGATGACTCAAAAACTGGTTACAATTTCAAGCTATTAGAAAATTGGTTAATGTTTATAGGGTCACTAGGTTTAGCATATGGAATATATAAAGCTTAATTCATTTGGTTTATGTAAAACAAAATGAATATATTTAGACTAGATGAATCATGAGAAAGTTCTTTTCTGTTATTAGTGTATACTAATGAATATTTCTAGTCTTATTAATGATATTGGATTAACCTCAAATAATGAGTCAGATCCATCTCTTGGACAAGGAAGAGAGTTCAAAGATTTCAATAGAACATATACAAAGCAGATTGGTCCACATCTTAAGAGAATGCAAGATAGTGGTATTCCTGGTGTTAGCACGATAATGGAAGCCATGGATGATTCGAGCCCCAATGTTGGGGTTCAAACAAGAAAACAAGATGAAGTATCAGAACTTGAAGATCAATTCAGTAAAAAGTTAGCTGAATACAATAGTGCATTCAGACTTTTTAGTGAAGCTGTAGTTAAAACAAATAATAGTGATAAAGAAATCCAACAATATTTTGGACAAGCAATTACCAGTGGTGACGGAAATTATTCATATGTCAATGATTATGGATTTACACATAAGTATTCAACCGATGCATGGTCTAATAATGCCGAATCGTGTCCACAAGATCCCCTTACTATAGATGAGAGTATCGCAGATCAAATGAAATCCGCTCAGGGCATGGGAGTGGGACAACCATGTGGTATTGCAGGAAATAATATACAAAATGATAAAACGAAGGAGTATGCATGGGTAGATATAAAAGGAAACAAACACATATATTCATCTGATTTATGGGCATCAAAGAGTTTAACGTGTAATGTTCCTGCAATTACTATTTCTGATTCAGAGTACAATGCAATTCCATCTAGTGGAAATATGACATCAACTGATAAGTGCTTACAGTTAGACATTGATCCTGCTTTATGGAATAAAATAATGCGACTTAACGATGAATTATTAGCTCTTTCTGAGAAACTAGCAGACGAATTAAGTAAATTAGTTATTCAAGACGTAGAATTAAAAGTAGCTCTAGACGAGTCACAAAAACAGATTTATCAAACATCTCAATCTCTAAAAAACGATCGCTCGTCGATGGGCGCATATCAAACTACTATTATAACTACAAATGCAGAACAGGAAGATACATCTTTGCTTCAAAACATGCGTTATTTACATATGTTAGCGTGGTTCTTTCTAGTTATAACAGTTCTCTCTTTAACCGCACATGCATTTGTTGCTCCTAGTTCGAAGGTGTCAGATGTTATCGGATTAATATTTGGCATGATTTTATTATTTGTTATTGCAAATTGGCTATGGAACAAGTACAGTTATTGATATAATATTTAAGTATAATATAGATGTCTAATAAAGATGCCCACTATCCTACTATAATGGAGCTAAAAACCATAGAGTTTGAAATAAATCTATTATTGAAAGCTTATGATAGCGTACATAAAAGTTTTCTTCAAAATGTTATTGATAAAGATTGGATTGCAGCATTAAACAATCTTGGTGAACTTGAACGAATAAATCAAGGTTTATTAAATGGATCTTCAAAAGGAAATCAATTATTAGATAAGGCTCTCAGTGAAGGAGAAATTAATCATGAAATAATCATTCTTCAAAAACAAAAACTAGATAAAATAATACGCCAGGCAGAGAGTCAGCGAGCAATCGCAAAAAGACGCAAGAAAGAATTATTAGATATTGAAGCAGATGTTGAATCAACTAATCTATTACAAAAATCCAACTCATTGCAATATACTATTTTGACCATTGTTGGTATTATAGTAGCAGGATTCACACTTAAAACTATAACTACCGATGACATAACAATGCTTGATAACGCGATACTTGCAATTATTATTGGATTAATCATTTACTACGTTATTAAGAAGCTATATTAACACTTTTTTATCCCATTCTATAGTAGATAAAAAGATGAAGACATTTAACGATAACACAACCCAAAATTATTCTACATCTCAAGGTAAACAATATCTTCGTGGTTATCAAGCTAAGAAAGCAAGATTTTCAAATACTTTGCTTGGCGAAGGATCGCCTGATGCATTTAATAAAGAACAAGACAGACGTGATGTAATCGAAGGATTCACCGGTGCATTTGGAGAAAGCCAGGTAAATATTAAAAATGCAAACGACGCAAAAAAAGCTGAAGCTACAAGAATACAATTTGATCGCGCAATGAGTAATTATGCTGGCGCTCAAAAGCAACTTATGGACGAAGTACAAACATTTGTAAATAATTCTACTAATGAAGGTCCAGCAAATAAGTTAAAAAACCAGTTTATTAAAACCTCAAAAGGACAACTAGGTTTCGTAACTGATACTAATACATTTAAGTATATACCCAACTCTAAGGTAATGAACTCATTAATGTCTAATAATGGATGTCCTGCACAATTGACTGAAAGCAATTTAACTCCTGACGCAATTGTCCCCGGTCAAGGCAGTGTCACTAACACTGATCCAAATCTATTTGTAGGAAAACCAATGAGAGAAAATCAAAGCTGTGCTCCATCAGCCATAAACTTACAAGTTATGGGACAAACCGATCCTAATTTTAATAAAGCAGAATGGCTAGGTTGTTATAAGAAAATATCTAGTAAGTTCGATTATAATGCCGATCTGCCTATATCAGAAGATCCTGAACAATGTCGTATTAGATCAGCGGACCAAGGTAGCAGTGCTTTTTACATAAATAACGGTAAATGCTATACATCAAAAAGTGGAATAACAGTAGAAGATATTAAAAATACTGGGTCTCTAGCTACAAAACCTCTTGTTAGCCAAGTAATATTTAATACAGATTCAGTTGGACCCAATGGTGCATTTGGAATTATGAATAATGGACAATTCGCTTTAGGTAATCTACCTGATGGTGCGAACACATATGGAGAGAATGTTAAAAATCCACAAATGTGGGACGGAATTAGTAGTTTAGAAGGATGTGATTCACGAAAAGGCGGTTCTATTACTGTTACTGGAGCTACATGGGGTTCTAACTGCGACGGACAAGTTAAACCATGGACTATGTATTAGATATTTTTTACAAAATATATTATTAAAAAATATCATTGTATACTAATTATGGGTGGAAACCAATCAAAACCTACGCCAGAATATTGGAGTGTTGAAAATAATAATTTTATGAATAATTCGGGTATTAAAGAACTTTCCGGAAAGCATTACGACGGCGTGTTGGTTGCGGGAAATGACCCTGCACGCGGATGCAGCAAAAACTTTGTATCATCATATTATTGTGGTAATAACAAAACTAATATTAAAACTATAAATATAAATCCGAGTGCATCAGGAAAAGTAGCAGTATTTGATTGCGAAGATGAACAAATCCGTTGTACTGGAGGAACGTTATTTATTGAAGATGATGGAAATGCTACTATGAAAGATAATGGAGGCAATATAGTATGGAAAAGTAACACTAATAAAACCGGACTATCATTATCAAAATATTCTGCAGCGAAAACAAAATATAAGAGAAATTACATAAATACGGGAGAGTTTTTAAGAATTAATGAGATAGTTGGTTCGCCATCAGGAAACTGTTACCTGCAGTGTGGTTCGTCGGGAGGTAAGCTCAATCTTCTCATCGGTTACCAAGTATTAGCATGTAACGAACCAGGTAAAGATCCAGATCCCAAAAGTTATGGCAAATATGGTTATATAAGCAATGGACATGGTGCAACATATGAGATGCAGCAAGGTGTGCAAAATCATAATCTTCAAGGTACTGTCGGATATTCTGATAATAATATGGAAGCGCATAAATATCCAAAGTCTTTTGTAACTCTGGGAACAGATTACTTCAATATGGGGAATTATAATACACAGTCAACTAATATTAAAGTTTTGGAAAATACTGGTCTTGACGATTGTAAGTCTGCTTGTAATGAATATGGCAATTGTCATGGGTTTGTTCTAGGGGATAAGTGCAATCTAAAAGGCGAGGACAATTATCCAATGAATCTTAAACGTATTCCAGATAATGATTCCGAACTATATGTTAGAAAGATGAAGGTAACAAATAATGAAAGTTGCAGTAATAATGTAATTGCAACACATGGACAGACATATGCAAATATGCCTCAGGGTTCTAATATGACACAAGATACGCTATGTCAATTAGGCAAAGCCACTGCTGCGCAACTTAAGGTAGTTGCGAAAAAAGAGGATGAATTAAAAAATCATTTGTCGAACATAGGAGGAGATATTAAAACTCTTAATAGTCAAAGTGCTAAATTAGATACTGACATGCTAAAAGCATTAAAACAAATAGAGAAAGAATCTGTATTGTACGATGAAACACTGAAAAAAACTAAAAATGAGAAAAATCATCTTGAAAACTCATTAGCTATGGAAGAGTCAAGCAATTTAGATATGATCAGTTCCAATTTACATTTTATGGCTTGGACTGCTGTAGCGGCATTGGCAGTAGGAGCAGGAATTAAGGCAAGTAGATAAGAACAGACATGTAGATATATTATCTTGTTTTCTAATATATATACAAATGAGCTCAAGTGCTGTTTTATCTGATAATACACGTCAACAATCTGATGATAGGCAAGCCGCCATTCTAAAGAACATAGCCAAACTTCAAGAGATGGAGTCAAAATTGTACGGGCAACTTGAAGCTGCGTCTGCTTCTGATGCTAACACTGCTAAGCAGGATGCAATCGTTAAAAAAATTAATGAACTATCTACAATGAGAATGACTATGTTTCAAGAGTTAGACTCAATGTACAAGATCATGCAAGGTAGAGTATATCAATCTAGAGTTGATCTTGTAGACCAACTAACAGTAACAGGTGTTATGGAACAAGAAATGAATGGAGCTAAGAAAAATCTTAATCTTATTCAATCCAATAAAAATAACAAAATGAGAATGGTTGAAATTAATACTTACTATGCTTCCAAGTATAGAGCTCAGGCGGATTTTATGAAACTTATAATTATTGTGTGTATCCCCCTTCTCATTCTTGGCATTGTAGCTAAGAAGGGTTTATTACCTGGTAATGTTTCAAAGGGACTTATTGGACTAGTTCTTGTTATAGGTGGCTTCATGATTTTTCGAAGAGCAATAAATCTTAGTTCAAGAAGTAATATGAACTATGATGAGTTCAATTGGATTTGGAATGCAGACGCAAATAGTCCAACCGTTTATGAATATGATAAACAGCAATTAGAAGGAGCAACCGATACACTTGAAGATGATGCCAATTCTTTTGCGGCCAATTTAGGTCTTGGTTGTGTAGGTTCTGCATGTTGCTCTGATGGAACCAATTATGATAATGATTTGGGAAAATGTGTAGAGGGATTTGCTAACGGTAGATCAACAGTCTCATATGTTGAAGTAAAGCCAGGAATGTGTCCATTCAAGCCTGGAAAAAGCGTTGTGAAACCATTTAGTGACACGGAAAGCGATTATGTTCGCGTTTAGAGTTTTAACAACAGAATATAATTTCTATTTGTAATATAAGTAATATGGCCTGTTCTCAAGAAGAAATTAATAAACTAGTTCAAAAAGAATTGGATGAGAAAATGAGATCAAAAGATGAAATGATGGCAATGATGAGATCCATGACTGGAAAAGATTCTGCTGCAATGCAGGGTATGTTTCAAAATGTATCTTCAATGTTAACATGTGACTCTGAGTGTCAAAAACGAAAAAAAGCTGATGAATTGAGGAATAAATGGAAATCTGCTCAAAAAACACAGACTAATGCGCCAACTATAACCGCTGATGCTGAGAAAAACTATTATGTTTTCACTGAAGGAGAAATTGGTTATGAAAAAATGCTTGTTAAACGCTATACACAAAAAGCAAATGTTGCAAAAGGTCTAGCACAAAAGTCACATCAAGAATTAAATGATGAATTAAAAGCCCTTATTGCAGATTATACTGCTGAGACAATTACTATTAAACGAATGAAAGAACTATTGAGAGTTAGATTAGATGAAAATAAGGCATTAGAATTAGCTATAGATCAAGACATTTCTGCAGTAGAAACAAATGATAGACGCGTTGTATATGAAGATTGGGCTAAAGGGTGGCTTGGTACAGTTGGGAAATCTCTTATGTGGCTCTACATTATAGTAGCGGCTGTTTTTCTATATAGAGGTCCGTTTTTTCAACAAGGAGGTTATAAAACAATTATGGGTTGGGTAACTGTCTTAGCATTGATAGCATATCCATTTATTCTCAAATACATTTCATTATTTATTTGGTATCTCTCTGATCAAGCAAATTGGTTTTTACAAAATAAAGCTCCTCGAGATGTATTCGCATCTGATAATATGTAAAAAATATAGAAATAATTTATTTATCTATATTTTTTAAAGTTAATTGTATTCTTCCTCTTCATCATCGTATAGAAGTTTCACATTATGCCAGCCATTCTTATATCGGCCGTGTCTGCGATCCAGATATTCATATAGTTCTCTGGATTTGGGAACATTTCTACCATAATTGGTTTGATACCATTCGCGGAATGTATGCATAACCTCTTGCTTTTTAATCTTGTCGCCATCAGACTTTGCAACCTTTTCCTTAACAAACTCTGCAAGATAATCCTGTCCTTCACGATACTCACTACTACTTTCAAGAACAGCAGGGCAATCTTGTACATTACCCTGTGTTTCAAATGCTCTAGCTACAAGCATTGCTGCAAACACCGGTGCCCATTCATCAAAGTTTTCATCTAATTTCTTATCAAGAGGGAACTGGTAAGGAAATTGATCTTTTGGGAAGTGGAAATCATCTTCATATGGCTTCTCAAGAAACTTAGACTCAAAATCGCATACGCGAATGCGACGCCACGTACCATCATCATTACTTTTGATATCAAATAGAACATTTGTAGTGACTACCAATTTGAATTGTGGGATGAAAGTAACTGTATCTTTGAATAGCGCACGACCTTGAATAGGATCACCACCTGTAATCTCCTTCATAATACCTTCATTAATCTTATCTCCCTTAGATGGTTCCTGCATTACGGCATAACGAGTACCCATTAATTGCACTACTTCAGATGATGTACTACCAATACTTGCTCTTTTCTGCGTAATAAGAGTACTTGGAACAGTCCCTTTATAATCACCCAACACTTTGCTCATCAAATCAACTAAACATGACTTACCGTTGCGACCAGATCCAGTATAAATATTAAATGTTTGATTGTCTAATGTACCAATAAGTACGGATGCAAGATGATCAAACATATACCTGCGAAGCTCTTTGCTAGGGAATAGTTGATCCAGAAACGTATTGATTTGTTTTTTGCTTTCATCGTGATATGATGTAGGCTTGAGATACTCTATGTTTGTGCACTTAGACAAATAGTCATCTGGTTGACCAGGTCTGAATAATTTTCTCTTGAAATCGATAACACCGTTGCTGAAGCAGAGAAGATATGGGTTTTCATCTAGCTTTGTAAAGAAGTCCTTGTCATAAAACAACTCTCTAGCCTCACGCATGATATTATTTTTCCAAACGGTTTTCTTCAAGTCCACTGCAATTGATGCAAGAGTAGATGTCTTTTTTCTCATTGCTTCATACTGACCATCGGATTGTTCCATTGTTTGCATAAGAGTTGTAAGATTGTGAATCCTTGTCAAATATTCGTGATGCATTTCTTTTGAAATACACAATCGAAGAGTAGTTCCTGAATCAATTTCAAACCATCGGTGATTTTTATACTCATACCAACAATTATTTTTAATGCTAACACAAACAAATCTATCTTTGAAGATATTAAATAATACTGAAGCAAGATCAAACTCTGTTTTATCTATTACTGTTTGGTCAATGAAGTAATCAATTGTAGATTTTCTGATATCTTCATACTTTTCAAAATTATCACGCTTACACCAATACATGATTGATCTATGAGATAATCCGTCAGGGTTATGACAATCAAACTGTTTCCATAGATCGAACATTTCTTGTACACTATTCTTCCAATCAAACTTACCGTTGTGTCCTCTTAGTGTACTTCTGCAACCTTCTTGACAAGATAATTTCAGCCAAGTTACAAACATCTTTGGACTAGTATTAGCAAGAGCCCATCCAACTCGAATCCACTTATTGTAACTACCAGGTCCGTAATAGTCAGCAGGAAGGCCCATTGTAAACTCATGTGTTTCACGAACTCTATAGTCAACGGCACTTGTCTGTTCAGTCAAACAAGTTATTATATCATCAAGCATTTCTTCATTTTTAATTCTATCGAATCTTCCTGTTGCAAGAATAACAGATGCATTATTTAAATCTTTAGATCCACCAGTAGAAGTTTTTCTTCTTCCTCTCTTATCGAGGGAAGCAACTTCTTGATCAAAGCAAGTTTTATGTGTTTCTTTAATTTTACTTTCAGGATGACCTGCATATCTAGCACTCAATTGTCCAATAAATCGGCTGGTATCAAACATGCAATCTTCTTGATTTGGGTGACCCCATTCACCACCGTTGTAGATACTTGTGTAATGCGTACTAATTAAATATGCTTCATGTCCAGGTTTTCTGGACCCATATAGTTGCCAGTTTACATGACCTTTAGATACACCTTCATCTACGACTTGATCCCAAGTATTAGTAATAGGCAAATCATCCCAAATCGAGGCGATTTCAGAAACCATATCATTACGAATCATAACTTGGACTGCTTTATGGACTTGAAGACCAAATATAATATGAATGCCATCTTTTGTTTTATCGGTAAGTTTATTAACATTTTTCTTTTCTAAGACAAAGATGTTCATGACTGTGTTATTTTCAACATCAAGATAAGCGCCCAATTTATCAAGATATAAGGCAACAAGATCAAGAATATAATCAGAATTATGTTTTCTTTCAGTAACATCGGTTCCATATTGTAGATCAATATCTACAAGCATGGGACCATTTTCAACGAGCTGTTTTTCCGTCATATATTCATAATTCGCATCTTTGAAAACATGATCAAAATATAATTGAAGAAACTGTTCATTGTCAGAATCAGGAATATGGTAATTACCGCCATATATTTTAAGGTCACGGTCTCCAATGCGAGTATGTGTACTAGGACGACCGTTTCCGGCGGGTCTAGATCTTATAAAAGAATCAAACAATGAGGACTTTTGGTTTGACATAGTTGGTTGATATAATAGACCCATATAATTTTATCTCAATTTTCCGGCATATGATATATGCCGTCAGATAAACATTCATTATAACTGGGTATAAAACGAACTAAACATATTCATAGAGAGAATAAATGAGCATTATTTCACAAGAAACGGCCAAACGACTTATTAAAGACATTCGTGCTATTACAAAAGATCCACCAACTGGTATTTTCTATATACATGATGATACCAATATTCTAGCAGGAAAAGCATTAATTATTGGTCCACCTGACACTCCATATGAAGGAGGCTATTATTTTTTTAGATTTGCTTTTCCAGAAAACTATCCACATTCCCCACCTAAATTAACTTATTGCACAAATGATGGAAAAACAAGAATGCATCCTAATCTATACAAAAATGGAAAAGTCTGTCTTTCTCTTTTGAATACATGGAGCGGCGATGCTTGGACGGGATGTAATACGATCACCAGCATTCTACTCGTTATCAGAAGTATTATGACAAAGGAGCCTCTTGTACATGAACCAGGCCTTGATAATAAGCATCGAGACTTCTACAAGTATGAAGAAATTATACGATACAAAAATATTCAACTTGCTACTATAAACGTGTTTAACCAACCATATTACAAAACAGAGTTCAGCGATCTATTTGAAATTGCTAAGTCTGATTTCCTTGAAAATCTTGAAAAAAAGAAAGAGATTTTAGATCAAGCCGCAAATATATGGAAAAATGGATTTCTTGATAAATCTTCAGGTAAAACAGAATCATCCTCTAATAATGTAGTATATACTTCAATTTATAGTATGGCAATAGAGATTGATTATGAATCACTTACCGATAAACTATCAGAAGTTGCTGATATCTTAGCCAAATAATGTAATATTTCTTAAAATTGAAGCAAGTTAAAAACAATATAGATATATTATATACACAAGATGCACTTCTGCGTAAAATGCGACAATATGTATTATTTAAAGGTTACGGCAGACGATGCTAATAAACTCATATATTACTGTCGTCATTGTGGTCACGAATCCGACGATGTTAATGAAACGGATGTTTGTGTACTTAAGACACAGGTGAAAAGAAGCGAAGAAAAATATGTACACGTTATAAATGAATATACAAAAAGCGATCCTACATTACCAAGAATCAAGACAATCAAGTGTCCTAATCAAGAATGTCCAGCAGCAAAAGGTGAAGCTGAAAACGAGGTAATGTATGTGAGATATGATGACACAAATATAAAATACATATACATGTGTGCAAATTGCGATACTACATGGAAAACGAGTGAACAACAATAACAAAAAAATTGAATAACATAATTTAAATATAGCTTTTTATATATATTATCATGAGTGATTCTGAGCACGAAGAAACTGCGAGTTATAACAGTGATGGTTCTGAAAATGACTATTTCAGCGACGAAGAGTCTACGATCAATGATGGAGAATATCCTACATTAGGGGATGATTCTGACAATGAAGATGGAATTGTAAAACCTAAAATAAATATCGGTATTGAAATTGACGAATCTATCCTTGATGATGAAATAGATTTTCAAGGCAATGATGACGATGATGAAGAAGATCAAGAAGACTATGATATGTCTGAAGATGAAGGTCCTGAGAAAGAAAGTATTGCACTAGATGATATGCAACAGCAAAGTCAAATGGATATTGCTGATGATGATGAGGATAGTAGTGATGAGGAAGAGGAAGAGGAAGACGAAGATTATCTTAAGAAGTTTGATAGGGAAATCATTTCAAATTATGTTGATGAATATCACCCTGAATCTCGAATGCATAATTACGACGAGGTTCGAACTATGTCAACTGTTGTTCGCGCACCAAATGGTGAAATTATTGATGACCTACATAGAACACTTCCGTTCATGACTAAGTTTGAAAAAGCTAGGATTCTTGGAAATAGAGCTAAACAGTTGAATGAGGGTGCCCAGCCATTTGTTAAGGTGCCTCCTAATATAGTAACTGGATATACAATTGCTCAGATGGAGCTTGAACAAAAAAGAATCCCTTTCATACTTAGACGACCTATTCCCGGTGGTGGTAGTGAATATTGGAAAGCATCTGATCTTGAACTTATAATTTAATAAAAATGCATGAAAAAAATATATATAATTTTTTATTTCATACTTTATTCTCACAATTCAAATACTTTATAAGACATACAAAAAATTATAAATTATTTATTTAACACTTCCACCGATTACCACAGTTAACACATGTAACAAATGTCGTCATTGGCTCATCCGCAGATCTAGTCTGTAGCTGATAATAACTACATTTATTAGACTTACATTTTCTGCAAGTAAACATATCTGTATTTCCATCTAGTTTTGGAGTATACCGATTTTCATCTTTTTCTTTCTTATCTTGGATTAGCTTGCCCCATTTGGCTGGTGCGAGTTCTTGATGTGTCATTTGTCCAATTTGGTGTGGTTTAATTTCTTTATTCACAATCTTTTCTACAATATTTTTGTCTTTGAGATTGACCCAAACCATTCGAAATCTATCAATATAGATCTGAACAAAGTAAATATTTTCCCATTTTTTAACTATATTTTTGTTATCAGCTTCTCTTATGCACCAATTAAATATTCCCTTTTCAACATTGAAGGCATAATGTTTTTGAGGCAGTATCTTAGTTATTTCAGTTATAACTCCATCTCTGAACGTTTTGGGATCCGTAATCTTATACATAGGTGATGATATAATGTATTGGCACACTTTATATCATTTCAATTTTCCCTTTATCTTACACTTAGTCTTCATCTGAATAATAATATTCATCCTCTTCTTCTAGTTCAAGTTCAGAACCACTCAATTCGAGCTCTGCTTCAATATCAGGCTCATCATTGTCACTACTACTAACATCGCTATCATCAGTCAGTTCTTCAACACTTTCATCGTCGTCAAGATCAACAACAAATCCGTCTTTTAAATAACCATTCTTGGTTTTCTTTTCAGCAGGAACTGATTCAAGCTCATCTTCACTATATTCCTCTTCAGAATCAGGATTTTCAATATCATCAAACCCTCCAAACAAATGCTCATAAACCTTTTTCCACGTCTCATCAGTTAAGTCACAAAACTCTTTGTTCTTATCTAAACCAACGATTGCAATAGATCCAAAAAATAGATCCTTGTCGATAGGAGGAGGAAGTTCATATTTATTTTCACTTCCCGCTTTTCCCGAATCACGTGCCCATACTTCAACTGTATCAATATCAAACTTTTTGATTAAAAACCTGGATCTCATTTCAAAACCATCGGCTTTGCGAAATCCACATTTTTTATAAATAGTATCATTTGTCAAGTCCTTTACTTTTGTTGCTTTAATAGAAGCGGATTTGTCTACGATGATAATACTAGTCATATTGTTAGAGAATGATATCTGAATCGGTTTAAATGGTTTAGTGTTATAGATATATCTGAAATGCCATCTTACTACATAGATAATCTCCCACTTTCTTCTTATAATGAATCTACATTAAATGGCTTTATTGAAGCTTCAACTGAAAGACAATCTCTTTTTTATACCCAACACGGTATTTTCACAGTTAAAAATGGCCAATTATATAAAATAAATATAAATCATAAAAATGTTGAGCGTCACAAATATAAAAATATAGAAATCATCTCGGATGATTCTAGTGAAGAGCTAACAGAAATTAATTCTCAAATCCCAAATGATTATTATGTAAAAAGGCTTGATATTGTAAAATATAAGGTTAGTGGGAACAATCACGCACATCTAGTAATCACATATGAAAAAGATATAGTTACAGATGCTTTTTTCAAGAATGACAATGATTTTAACAGTCCAATGCTGCATAGCACAATCGATACGTTTCTATCCAATCTTAACTAATGTTTCAATATATTAGTAATGATTGGCTGGACTATACAATGGAGTATTATATCTTTAATATTGATAATGCTCGTACACTACCTATATTCCTTCTTTATTAATACACTAACTGTTCCAAAAGTTCGTGATTTAATTAATAAACCAACTGAGAGATATAATGAGATATTATCACACGATCAATTCCCTCATAATAACTTACCACTTAATCCAACTGAAATACATGAAAGTCCACAAGTTGACACAGTTGAAATGCAAGCTGAATTGAAAGATTTCTTGAGTAACATTAAGAAGGGCACTTCTTCAGATAAAAACCAGATTATTTCTGCAAATGAAGCAGGAGGCTATTCTACATACTAATTTTTAAAATGGATTAAAGATAAATAGTTATTTATAGTATTCCTGCAAATGACAACTGCAACAATTAAGGCAAGATTCCCTGATATAGAACTTTCATATGGAGGACTTCTTCATAAGAAGGTTCATTGTGATATGTATCAAGTGCTTCCAAAGGGAAAGAAGTGCATTTTATGGTACACTTATAATGAGACAGAAAACATTTGTTATATGCTATCTTTTGGTAGATCAGGAAACATAAGCCATATAACAAAAGTACATACTAGCTTTTCAGATAGTTTATGCTATGGAAAGGGTACTATTATTTCCGGAGTAATACTCAATACAAATAACATATCATGTTTTACTATTCTTGATATTCATTATTACAAAGGACAAAATATCTCTTCTTCGAGATATGTTAATAAATATGGGTTTATTAGCAATTTGCTTAGTAATGAAATAAACAATAATGTTTTTTTAAAACAACAAATAATCGTGGCATCACCTGTTTTAGTTTCATCATTCAAAGAAGCAATAACTCATGCACGATCGCTGCCATACGAGGTTTATGGCATTTCTTGTATTCAGCTTTCTAATAGTAGATGTAAAGGTGTTATTCAATATACTGATAAATCTGATCCAATTGCATATTTCCGGATTAAGGCGCAATTAAGATGTGATATTTATAGCCTTTTTGTTGCTGATGATAAAAAATCTCATGGAGTTGCTGCAATTACTGACTACAAATCTAGTGTTATGATGAACTCTTTGTTTCGAAACATCAAGGAAAACCGCAATTTGGATTTTCTTGAAGAAAGCGACGACGAAGAAGAGTTTGAAAATATTAGCGAAGACAAATATGTTGATTTGAAGAAATCATATATAATGAAATGTGTTTTTGTTCCAAGATTTAGAAAATGGAAACCGATTGAAGTAATAAAAAATGGTAGAACTTCAAGTAAAAATGATATTATAATGCTTGAGAAAAAATCACAGGATAATATATATGTCAAGCAATCTAGCTCCAGGCGATTTCGCAAATCCTAATAGTGTTGTCGGTGCGTATTCTGCAAGTGAAGCAGCAACTAATACTACCCCAAACTTTGAAGCTGTTCCGGATAGATTTTCGAATAATTTAGTATACAGTGGTTCAAATACTTATGGAGGAACCTCTTCGAATATTCAAGCAGCAAAAGGAAAGTTTGTGCGTTTAACAGGTGGGTCATCTCGAATCAAACGTGGCGGAGACCCAACTGGTTCTAGTAATCACGAAACAACCGGTTCTACAGGTGAACACGAAAATATAACCATGCATAATGACGAGAATCAAGCTCTAAATGAATACGGAGAGCCATGCCGTTTATGCGAACTTGGAGATGAATCCGATAATATTGATCCCACTCAACTCTGTGCAGAATGTAGGAGAGATGTAAATCTTATGAGCGGCGGAAGAAAACTTATCACATGTAATAGTAAGATGAACGGAGGAAATAAGCTCGGTATGGATGTTGAAAATCCAAGTACATCAGTTGGCACTATCGGTGCTGGACACCCAGGACATATGGTTGTTGATCATTCTGGTGTCAAATCTAATCTTCCTGCTAACAAAGTTGCTCCTTCCCCATTAGAGGGCGGTAAAGGTCGTAAGCGTAGACGCACAAGAAATAAGCGTTCTCGCAAAATGAAGAAAACCAAAAGCAAGGGTAAGCGAAAAAGTAAAGGTCGCAAAAGAAAGACTCGTGGTCGCAAAGTTAATAAGAAGCGTCGCACACGCAAGGTTAAAAAAATGCGTGGCGGAGGATGCGGATGTAATGGCACAGCGGTTCTTAGTGGCGGATATAAGAAGAAGCGTTCTTTAAAAATACACAAAAGATCAAAGAAAAGAGGAGCTGGAAGCTGTGGAAGCAAATCTAAAAAGAAACATATGCATGGTGGAAGTCCTCAGCCATTTAGCAATGAACCACTTTCATTCGGATTCAGTTTTGATGGTAGCCCCTTAAACCCAAATGAGTCCGCTTTAGCTAGTCCTATGCCTCACAAATCCTATTTTGGATGCGAAAAAGTAGCACGTAATTAAATCATATAATGTAATTATTGTAATCATTATATGGTTAACTAAATTGATAGTAAGCACATTCCTGCTTGAGGTATTTCAACATCTGAACTTTTATTTTTAGACTTTCCTCGCTTCTTCATCTCTTCCCATTCATTATTCATATATTTACTACTATCTGTTGTAAGGATTGTATAATTGTTCTTTTTGTAAAATGTTGCACGTTTTTTGAACTGTCGTTTAAATAGATCATGTGTATCAACAATGTCGATTACGAGTGGTCTCTCTCTCTTTACTCTAAGAATACGTCCTACTGCTTGTGTAATATCAGTCCTGGGTGTTACAAGCATTAGACTAGTTAATGATTTAATATCGAGACCCTCTGCTGCCATTGCATATGTAGCAACGATGACCTGTTTGTTTTCACTTTCATTTAAATCTGCCTCTTTCATTCCGCCAATATAATAGCCTACAGTAAATATTTTACGATGAGTAATTGCGTCATAAATATATTTAAGTATACTTTTATTTTGTCCTAGAATCATCATCTGTTGATTTGGATAATCATCCATCTCTTTTTTAATTACTTTAAGGATAAACTCAGTTCGGTGATTATAATCGCAAAGTTTTGAGATCATTGTGCTATATTGGGGATTTCCTCTATAATCATACGTTACTTCTTCAAACTCTGGATCACTTGATTCATATGTTATTGCTTTCACCATAACATTATCTTCACTTTCCCTCTTCATTGCATAAACAATATCCCCCAGAAACATTTTAAATACCTGGGTTAATCCATCTTTTCTTTCCATAGTTGCACTCAATCCAAGAGTATAAGGTGTTACGATTTTAGTCAATGAACGACTGAAGACTTCTGATGAGATATGATGGCATTCATCAACAATTGTTAGTCCAAATGAATCGAACATAGTAGATGGATAGTCTTTCATTGATAAAGATTGAAGCATACCAATTACGATATCCTTGTCTTCAATATCAATAATCTGTCCTTGAATCTTTCCGATTCTTGCATTAGGAGCGAACTCTTCAATTCTTTCAATCCATTGATTTAACAGGAAACCTTTATGAACAATAACCAAACATTTCTTTTTTAATTTGCATGCGATGTAAATACCCATTGCAGTTTTTCCAAACCCACAAGGAATATCTAGTAAACCACCTCCTTTACCATCTGCGATAGATTTGAAGAATGCATCAACAACATCAACTTGATATGGTCGTAGTGTACCATTAAACTTCATCTTATTCTCGTCACCCATTGATATTTTAATTTCATCTGGAACTCCAAAATGTTCAACGCCAAAATATCGAGGCATATAGATCTTACTATGCCCTTCTTTGTATATAGGAAATGCTTCGGGTTGCACCGGCGATTTAGGTATATATGGTGCAACTGTTAATGAATCTCTGATAAACTTAAGATCGATTGGCGTTAAACAATCTTTATAAATAGTGTATCCTTGTTTTCCGAAATATGTGGATGCCATGATAGTTATTATCAACCTATGCATTTAGGTTGGTTTCTTTCAATTTTGCTGTATAAAATTATCTGAGTTAATCATATAATGAAGTTCTTGAAAGATCTAATGAAGGCAGAGAAACAACATTCCTTGGTTCTGGAGTTGCTTTTTGTAATCTATATTATGTTCGATATTGAAACACCGATCGAATTAGCAAAACTGGTTGACACCACTGCTGGTAACATAATCGTTGTGCTTCTAGCACTTACATTATTTGCAGCAGCAGGACCGATCGCAGGTATTATTGGGCTACTGGCTGCCCATACTCTTATTAAGAGATCGAATCTCAGAACAGGCGGTATACTTCTCCAAAGTGAGAATCATGCTGAAGAGATCAAGATGGAAATGTTAGAAAAATATAATGATTTCCCCAAGACACTAGAAGAAGAGGTTGTATCAGATATGGCTCCTATTGTGCGAAATGATGGTTCTCAGGGTGACTTCAAACCAGTATTAAGTGATCTCAATGACGCTGCCCCCATCGACTATGATGGTGTAATCTAAATTGTTATTTGTATTTTTTATTCAAATTACGATTTTTTAACTTTTTAATGTTTTTTTACTTTTTCAAAGACCCTCAGATATATATAGATTCTATCAAGAAAACCCCAAATATTTTTGAGAATTGAAAACAGGGTAAAAAACATGATTTATTTAGAGAGCCTAGAGAAGAAAAAGATGATTATAAAATACTTATGTAGGAAATCTATGGTAGCATATAATGCTCGCGTATTTTGATGGATTTTGATAAATAAGATTTAAACTCAGCTCTTTTTTATGCACCATATATATGGTGCAGAATGGTGCAGATTTAGGAGCTAAAAAGATCCAGAAAGAGCCAGAAGAATATCAATGTAAAAAATGTGACTTCTTTACGTGTAAACTTGGAAATTGGAAAAGACATCTTAACACGAAGAAACATAATGGTGCAGAAATGGTGCAGAAATCAGTTGTGACAATAAACAAAAAGAGCCAGACTATAAATGCTGACAAGTTTGTATGTAATTGTGGAAAAATATATACATATCATCAAGGTTACTACAGACATAAAAAAACATGTAATTTTGATACCATTAATCAAAAGGCAATTGTAATAAAAGAATCAGCGAAAAAAGAGTACACAGTGAGTGATGTTTTAAAAGCAATGAAAGAAAATCAAAAAGCTACCATTGAACAAACAAAAATGATAGCAGAACAAACCAAAATGTGCACAGCACTGATGAGAGAAAATCAAGAATTAAAGTCAAATATCCAACATATAACAAATAATAATTTACAGAATATTGGTACTCAAAATAATACTAATATTATGCTGTATTTAAATAACGAATGTGGCCAAGCTATGTCCATTCAAGACTTTGTTGATAAGCTATCTCTCACAATATCTGATTTAAAACATCTAAAAGACGATAAACCTATGGCTATAGCTGATATTGTTAGACAAAACTTGGAACCCTTAGCTTTAACTGAGCGACCATTACATAATAATCATTCAGATTGGTTTGTTAAGGATAAACGCGAAGGATGGCAAGAGGATGATGGAGAGAAAATAGTCAAAAATGTTGAACATGGCATAATAAAACACTGGCCAACCGTATATGAAGCAGAACATCCTGATTGGATTAATAGTGAAAAACAACAAAATGAATATGTTGAACTTTCAAATGCAACAACTTCGAAAATGCATGCTAGATCAAAAAGAAAATTGAAAATGAAGTTAGCAAAAGATTGCATTATTAAAGATGATTAACTAGACGGTTCTGCATTTTTAGAAGATCCATCTGGTGTGCCAAATAATTTATTAGCAGCTAAATTAAACAGTTTCAATATAATGAATAAAATTAATACACCAAAAAGTGAGCTAACTATAGGACTTTTTAAAAAATTAAGAATCTTTTCACCTATATTTTCGGCGAGATTCTCTCCAGATGTATTTCCTTCAGGAACCAAAACCTTTCCATCTTCTCCAGTTGGATTACATTCAATGTATATGTCACCTCCTGTATTGCCAAGTGATGGACCATTCTTATTATAGAAGAAACCATCCGGATTTTTATGTGGTTGATAATTATTTACTGTAATAACTTTTTTCAACTTTTTAAGAGTACCTGACTTAATTTGTATTGCATGTTGTTGCCCGTATACAACATATTCTACGCCATCTTTCATGCATGGAAGATACGGCAGTGTTCCGGTATAACTATAATATGGTTTCATTGGAACTAAATCACTAAGTGTAAATCTACTCATACCTATAGCTGTTTTTCCTCCAAGAGAATTAGCTTTAATTGCAACCTGATCAATTAAGGCATCTACAATACCTTCACTAGATGCACTGTCAATTATTGGAATGCAAACTAGCAATTCTTTATTTTGTGATGTATTTTGGTGAGATATAATTAATTCTGCTGGAAGTTGGGTTCCTCCATATCTATGGAGGGATGGTTGATATATTCGGGCATCCGTGACATTATACTGTTCTTTGTTGAATAAAACAGGGGGTTTATTATCTGAGTCAAATGTTAATCTGATAAAGTCACCTCTATTTTCAGCTGATAAACTAGTTGTGTGATATCCTGGCTGAAAATCACATTTTAGATCACAGTCCCCAGAGTTTAGACTTCTAACAATATTAATAGGAGCAGTAGCATTTGGACAATCCATTAATATAACGATACAATAAAAAAATATATGATCTCATTTATATAGACAACATGAAGATCTCAAGGAGTCGCATATACAAGATCCTTAATACTCATAATCAAAGCATGAAGAAGCAAGGAAAGGCTCGCAAACAAAAGCGACGTATAAAGAGGAGTCGTAAAACCAAGAACCACCCTCGTAATTTACGGTATCGAACTCTTAAAAAGAAGGGAGGTGCACGCATAAAACTTGACAGTAACACTGAAACAGCAAAGAAACTTATTATCGGGTATCAAAGTGCTCTTTCAAGCTATATTGATGCTTTAAACATAGATAATAAGGGTACCCAAATTATTTTATCCGGCGCTGAAAACCCAAGTCAAATCGATTATTTTGCTAGGTTACTAAAGACTACTTTGGCAAAAGGTATTTCAGAAGAAATAAAAAATGCACAATCTGCTGATAAATCTGTACTTGAGAAGTTGACAGATGGAATATTCTCTATATTTTCTAGGGAAGATTCCAGTGCAAAAGAATCATTTTCAACCCAATTAAATAATATTGTTGAGAGAGAAAAATTGGTTGAGGTTGTACAGAATGACCTGAAATATGATACTCTTAGTAATAACAAAAAAGCCCAAATTATTATTAAAGCCATAAACGATGTTTTAGTTGCTGATAATCGGGTACCAAATATGCCCGAAATGATAAAGAGATTTGGATTTGGTGTTGGTATTGATTCATATTTTGACCTAGAGATTTCTAAACAAGAAATGGTTGTTGATTCTGCAATAAATAAAGCTAATGAAAAAATTGATGAATTAAGATTACGTCTTGATACTGTTACTAGTGAACAAAAAACCCAATTAAAAAGTATTCTAGATGAGCTCGTTGTGGAAATTAATACACTTCTTGCTATGTTTGGAATATTCTCAGCTGCAGGAGGAGGATCAATATCAATACTTGATTATCAAAATGAAAAACTTTCTGGATTCACCGATAATCCTGCTGGTGCAGGTGCAATGGCTTTTTCTATGAATCAAAAAGCTATACACGAAGAGGTAATTGAGACATTAACCCGGAAAATAGACCAAACTATTACTTTTTATCCAAAACAAGAGATAGGACCATTAATTGATACTAAATCTTCCAGTAAAAATATCGGTTTAATCACTCTTTCCCAAATGAGTGTTTACCCTATTACATCTAATCCATGGAAAACTGGTGAAACCCCTAATGCATATGCAAACTCTGTACCGGCACCTATAGTGAAAGAAACTCTTGATTCTAGTCACATCGAAAATCCCGATGCAAAAGAGAGTGCTATGAATAGACTAAATAGTCTTGAAAAACAAAAAGGTATAGCACCAAGTGTTGGTGTTGGGCCGCAGGAGATGGATGATAACTGGGATGATGGAGGACGAGATCAACCCACCACAACTCCTCAGAGTGGGATTGAAATGGCTGATATGAGTAATGATGATTCTGAAAAATCACTTGAAAATGTTCAACCTAAACCTACTACAACTCCTCCGGTTGAGATTGAAATGACTGATATGAGTAAGGATGATTCTGAAACATCACCTTTTCAGACCTCGCCAATTTTTCCCACAGCAGATGCAACGTCTCAGGTTACTCAATCTAGTACCGTGCAACTGTCTGGTGTTACCGTACCTTCAAACGACGTAGGAAATAATGTATCATCTGAGCTTACACAACCGATTGTCCCTAGTGTCGTCCAACCGTCTGGCGTTACCGTACCTTCAACCGACGCAGAAGATAATGTATCATCAGCTGTTGTGGGCGATACAAATGATTCAGTTGAGGGGAATATTCTAGAAAAATGCGATAGACCTGAGGAATGGAATACAATTGTATCTCAGAAAGCAGATGGTATGACTATATATTTGTGTCCTGCATTTACAAATAATGTTTTTAATGCTGAGTATTACAAATCAATTAATAATATTTCAGGATCAGATTCATTCTGTGGATTCATTGCTATAATGGTATATCTTGTAGAGGTATCTAAAATGAAACCCTATTGGGATGGTGTTACTGGAGGTGACCCCAACTATTGGTTAAATGAACTTGTTGAAAAGGCAAAAATACCTGGAATAAAAGTAGTGGCAGATGGGGTGACTTCTTACCCAAGTGATCTTATGAATGACTTTATGGTAAAACTGAGAACTCTAAGTAATGATCCTAATAGAGATAGATTTATGCACGATTCTGATATGGATGCTTTATCAAAAATTACTAATACTACATTCTGTGTATGGGAAAGAACAAATGCTATTGGTGCCGGATGGACTTATGTATCAAGTGATAATTCCGTTCCCGGAATTAGTTTTCCACCTATTGAAAATCCTCCACCACCTTGCCTACTTGTGCATGATGCATCTATTAATGCTAGTTCTCCAACAGGACACTATGATTTCATAGATAATTTATCTGGCGGTATGAAAACATACCTCAGTATGCCAAATAAAATGTTTGAAACTGCTTATGCAATTTCTGACCCCAGAAGACCAACAAATGCGGCGCAACAACAGAGCGATGATGGTGCTAAACGCAAGGACCAAACAAAAACAGATACCAAAACAGATACCAAAACAGATACAAAAACAGATACAAAAACAGATACCAAAACAGATACCAAAACAGATACCAAAACAGATACGATTGATCCTAACATGCCATTTCCTGATTCAGTTAAAAATAACAATGTATGTGAAGCAGCAATAGCAGATAATAACGAAAATGAACAAAATCTTTTCGAAGGTTCTTGTGCAAAAGTAGATGTATTTATTAATTATTTTAAAGTTTTAGAAATTGAACAACCATCTGCCTGGAATGAAACGTTCAAAAAAGACGTTAATCGTATTTATAAGAAGATGTCTCTTAAATATCACCCTGATAAAGCAAGGGGAGATGCTAGCACTATAGAAGGTTTATTAGCACGATTTAAATGTATTTCAGAAGCTCGCGAGGTATTAACCGTACCTGACCTATATAATAGATATATCGCTTTAATGCCTCTTTGCACTGGTGATGCTGAACTGCCAACAGGACAACAACCTGATCCTACAACCGGACAACAACCTGATCCTACAACCGGACAACAACCTGATCCTACAACCGGACAGCAACCTGATCCTACAACCGGACAGCAACCTGATCCTAGTCAAAATAATAGCAATGATCAAGGTACACCATCACAAACAAATAGCCCAGATTCTCAATCGCAAACAACGCCCTTACAAACTGAAGACGGTGGAGTAACCGGTGTGTCAACAAAATCTACTACAACTCAGATGCCTAACGGAGATGTAGAAGTAAATATTAGAGTTAAAATACCCAAGGGCGCACAGTTCAGTATTAATGGAAATGCAGGAAGTCCAACAGAAACAGTCATAAGAGGGCTTGTTGATAATATTAACAGTAAAAATGGTGGTACAAAAAAGAAACGATCTAGAAAAAGAAAACAAACTAGAAGGAAAAAAAATTAACCGAGCTATTAACAATAATTGACAAAGTTCCATCTATTTCTGATATCTGTGAGACAATATCAGGATCATCTTGATATAATCTAGACATTACCTGGAGACCTTTTATCCATAATTCCATATGTTTTTTTGTATCGACTAATAATTGCGCATTTTCAGTTCTCCTTTGAGAATCGGGACATTTATTCTTTGAAATGACATCAAATATACCTTTGTATATAGTTATTACATCAGTAACACAGTTACTAATGTGCTTAATTGTGGTCATTCTCGATTCTCCTCGATAATGTCTCTCAATACCACTAGCCCAATACCAACTACGATATAGTTTTCCGTCATCAACACCTAACTTGTGAATATTAGTTTCAGATAGATTCTCTAGCTCAGCTAATGAATCGAAATATTGTGATAGCATTTCTTTTCGTTTACTAAATAAACATGCATTAGATTTCTCCGATATGGTTTTGTCTGAAATTGGTTGGTGATCAGCAGAAACTGATCGTTCACGATTAATTATTGTTGAATCCATTTAATAAGCTACTCTATATGTTCTTAAACCAATCAGTTAATAATATATAAATAGATCCCGGGTTATTATAAATCATGACAAGCACATATGAGATTGAGCCATGCAACAAAGGTTGTATTTATACAACAGAACACTGGATTATAACTATATCAACTGGTAAAGATGTAGAATTATTATACACAGAATGCTGGAGCTATGGTTCTTTTGAAATAACGGCAAATCAACATGAAATAGATGATATAATTAATACGTCACCGGTAATTATTAATGATATTGGCGGAAGTGTAAATCAACTAGAAATGGGTTGGTATTATGAAGATACCATTAAAAATGTAAAACAATACAGTGATGAAGAGATGAATGAAATTAACAAAGTAATGTATGGTGACATTGAAGATAACGACACAGACTATGATGAAGAAGATTGTATAGATACAGGTAAATTAGAGGATAATGGGTGGACATTAGAGGATACTATTTATGAAGTATATGATGGATGTGAAATTATTTCTGGACCATAGGTCACAAAACGGTAATTCCTAAAAGTGAACATAATAGAAATAGTCATATGAACCGAAACGATGGCTGCATATTAGTTGTGTAGATATAGATGACTCGGTTGCTTTATAATTAAAATGATTGGTTTTGAAATAGCTTTTATATTTTAGAAAAGTAGTTACTGCTGCTAGTTTAATAATGCTCATTAGCATTATTAAATATAATTATCTCGAGAGATTAACACTTTATAAATAAGGTATATATCTCATAACTTGATTATCATAAACGGTGACCTTAAATGTATCATTATATCCTTCTACATAAACAACATCTCCATTATATAAATTATCGCATCCATATTCATTTGTGCAACTTTTTCCTTTATGTGAAATCGGCAATTTCACCATACTATTTTTGTCACTCATTGTATAAAAGTTCCATTTGTCTCTTGAAACATATAGAGGTTTCCCCATCAAAGGTAAAATCATTTCAGGACCACCCATTCTAGTTAGTAAACCGACTTGCCTATATTCTGCATCAACTGCCCTGGTCGATATATTAATTGGAACACCGCGAGGATCACTCATATCATTTCTAAAAACACGATCATCTCTTAATGGAGGTTGATAAGGATTCAATAAAACATCGCTAGATACATTCGAAAAAGAAAAACTAGGACGTGGAAACATTCCAAAGAGTGAAGGTCTTTCTTCTTGTACAATAATCTCTTTAGTGATCTCGGTATTTTGTACATTTTTAGTATTCATATAAAGACCAATTAGTCCAATAAGGACTAATATAAAGAAAATTGTAACATTTTCAAAACAAATTACACCAGGTGGACATTTACGAGGCATGATATATATTACCTACAGAATTACTTTTTGCCTCCCATGAGAGGGGCAAATCTATCCATCATACTTCCGATCTGGCCAATCATTTTTTCCATACCTCCCGCGCCTCCTATTGTTTCAAGCATCGCCATGCTATCCTTAATTGCAGGAGTTAATGTCTTGAGTTGTTTATGAAGATTTTGCTGTTGGGAAGCTAGATCATGTGTTCTCTTTGCCATAGCCTCAATCTTATCACTAGAGAGAACCTGATCTAAATTATCATAAGTCTCTTCAACTGTAGCTGCTTTATCTAATTTTCCAGGACGACCTGTTCCCATCTCTTCGTCCTCTTCCTCACTTGCTGATTCTACAGCTGGATCGGTAACTTTTGCTGTGCCTTTGTGTTCACCGCCTTTACCTTTGAAACCTTCTTGCAATAGTTTGAATGTTCTAGACATAGTAAGCATGTTTGTTGCAACCATCGCAATGAGAAGAACAACGATCATGTTCTTGCTAAAATAGGTGGCTAGGAATCCCACAATTGCAAAGAACGCAACTGCATCTAAATCTCGTATAATCAGATAACCTAACATATTAAGAATTGCGATCAATGATACTACACGCAATACATTCTTGTCTTTGAGTAACGACTTCATGTTGAACTTCATTATATATTAGTTATAGAGAAAATTGAAATTGATTCGTACAACTTTTAATATGCATCAACCTAATTAAATACTAATGTCAATGACCAGTAACACCTCAACTATGAATTACCAAATTGCTCTCTGTGAAATCTTTAATCAGAATATTCATGGATTTAACGAGGATAGTAGTCAAGATATGAATCAACGCATTCTAGCTTCCTACACATTCTCAAGGGAGGAGTTTATGGATAAGAATGAGTGGATGCCAATGATTGCAAATATGCGCACGGCTTATTCACATTATTCGCCATATGTGAAAAATCATCCTAGTATTAGAAACTACAAAAACATTGTAGACAACCCGGATTATTACAAACTTGACATTGTTCAGGTCGAAGAAATGCCGGGAGGCGAAGCGTGTGCGATTATTAAGACAGGTGGAATTAAAAGATTCCAGCGGTTGTGGAAGAAACACCTTAAGCACCAGAGAAAATTACTACAAGAAAGAAGCAAGCCGGAAAATCTAAGGCAAAGAGAACTCACAGGAAAGTGGCCAACATCATGTTCTAAATAAACATATACAAAACACAATAAAAATATACAAATTAGTAATTACTTACTTTTTTATTTGTATCATACATGCTAAGTAAATTGTATATAATATTAGCGATTTAACCTCGATCGCGATAAAATCAAGAACGAATGGAGGTTGGCAGTTACAATTCGCTTTATTCCGGTTAAAGCGCAGATATATTAGTGGTAATATATCTACAATGTATATATAGGAATGCCAACGTTAACAATTGGAGACTGTAATGGAATGTATTTAGATAATTGTACTCAATCTTGTGAATGTGGTCCATCTGGGCCATCTGAGCCATCTGGCAGTGGAGCAACTGGACCAACTGGCGTTGGAGCAACCGGACCAACTGGAGCATCTGGAGCAACTGGAGCATCTGGAGCAACTGGTATGCGCGGTCCAACCGGCAGTGGTGTAACAGGAACAGCAGTTGAGTTTGGTACAGCACAACTGAGTATTGGAAATGGAGGACCATCATTTGATGATACATCGGATTATGAGCATTTATATTTTAATAGTGATCATGGATTCAGTATTATAGGTGTTACTGGACCAACTGGAACAAATGCAGGTATTGTAAATAATCTAGCATATCCTCTTCTTACAAGACAACCTCCACAAGTAACCGGGCCAACAGGTACATCTGGAAATGACATAGAGTTAACATGGGATCGAAATACTCCTCATACAATTAAAAGTGCTTTTTCTGTAGCACCTAGCGGTTTAATTGTAAACGCTCAAGGAACACGTACACAATTTGACCGGTTGCCTTTTATAAAAGGTTTTTATTTAGAGTATAGAACATCACCACCCTCGTCTTGGTCAAAATTGTGCTATGATACAGATGTTCAAGGTTGGGAATCAAGCGTAATTTCTTCGTCGCGTCAACCTACTGATCTTCATAAGTTTGTTATAAAGGCAAAAAGTCTTTCATCTAACATTTCAGCACCGTCAATTTCATCAAGAACAGGTATTATTGGTATTGAGGTAGATATTGATATTGGTAATAATGTAAGTAATATAACTGACAGCTACGGATTTCGTTTTGCTTTTTATAACTACGCAGATGAAGGTGCAAACAAAGATAAGATAAATTGGGTATATTTTCAAGATAGCGATTATTATAACTTCAGTGGATTTGGACCAGCAACTGCACCAGCATCTATCTCTTTATCTTCACCAAGATATGATGAGTTACTTACTTCAGGAGTAGGAGGAGCTCATCTTGATGCAAGTAAAAATACGCCTTATTCAAGTAATGCGGCAATTTCAGCAAAATATGGATTCGATTTAAGTGGAAGTAGAATAGCCTTTTTACAAGTAGGAGGTCAAACTGTTGATATTAGCCATTCATTCGAAACTAATTCATTGAAAACACAAGATTGGGATCTGAGTATTAGTAATTATGCACACCCGGAATATAAGTTTGAGACAATTGTCGATCCTTCTCAAAGTTATTATGCTATAAATGACTCTACTGATTTTTCAAGTCAAAAAGTTTATGCATTGGGAGATGCTTCAAGTAATGTTATTGTACCAATACCTACAAGAACTCAAGCGAACGCACCTAGTAATGGAAATAATTATGAAACGCCAATTACTGAAAATGATGCATCAAATGGTGTGTTAAATCTTACCTTCAGTGGTGCAACACCAGCTACTACACCTTACGAAAGAACAGGGCCAACAGCACCGAATTATATTCGACATCCTGAAGTATATTTTATAAAACAAGGTGATAAACTTACTATTACAGGGACGGTACCAAATAAAAACCCATCGCTGAATCTAGGCACTGCAATCCAAAATCCTAGTAGCAGCACACATTTAGTTTCAAGGGATAGTAAAATTGGTATTGATGCATCTGGTTCAAGAATTGGTTTATTTGGTGCTGATATTTCTTCAAGCGTGGGTTCAAGTAATCTTACCCTGCCACTAACCAGTAATGATATATCGGGTTCATGGCCTCCTCATGCACCAGGACAATTATCAAATAAAAACTTTCACTTTGAAGTAAAAGATATTGTAGATATTGCTGCAAGCAGTAATTCTAGAGAAGGTGGTTATTATTTGGGTTGCACCGTAAGTGACTTAATTGTAGATGTTTCATTGGCAAGTTTAAAAGATATCTGTAATAATAATTTCGACCCTTATACTATTAATTTCACTCAAACCATGTATGCTAATAATGGCAAATCAGATAAAATATATAATTTAGCTAGCAATTTTAAATTAGCCGAAGATCTGAGTCAAAATACTACCTTGTCAAATTATGATACATCCGGTGATCAAGTAACAAGTAGTACTGCATATTTTTATGGATTGCCATTAACTTCACAAGCATCTTTCAAGGTAAAATACAATATTAGTGATATCAATCCTGAATGGGCTCCTTCTAATACTGATAAGATCTACCATAATATTTTATATCTAGGTACAGGTATTAGTAGTAAGGTTAAAGTAGATGATAATAGCCTTGAATGGAGAGAAACAAATCGCGATACAACAGTAAATATAGATGATACATTAAATGCCAGTTTTTCAGATGGTGACTTTTCGCAATTGCCTTATAGTAGAGATTCTGGAAATCCAAACACCTTTCTTTTTAGTCAGTTTATTATGGAGTCAAAAATTGAGAATAATATTAAAATGTCTAACCCCCTTACAAATAAAATAAGTGATGTTTCATTTAATAACAAATATGCATGGTGGGATTATACATGGAACACTGGGCAAAATGTACCTAATGTAAATAACCCTAAAAATATAAGTATAATTAATAATGTGGGTACGAGTTCCTCGACAATAAGTGCAAGTTTAACTGAAATGCCACAGCCAATCCCTTTTGAAGAAACTGCCACGTCATTTACACCTACGTTTTCTGAGCCACCTGTGCCCGCATCTCCATTAAACTTTCAATCAGATATTTCATTTAATACAGCAATGTGGGCAAAAAATGCATATTGGAGCAGCTCAGGTTCATCTTATCCTTCAAATAGAACAACAAATCCTTATATTGATTATACCTCATTTGAAGAAGGAGCTGGAGCTGTATTGAAAAATTACCAATCTTATGATACAAGTGGAAATACAAAAATATGGTCAATTGGAAGTAATTATGTAGGTGGTACTCTAGGTAGTACACAAACTTACAGTGTTACTAATAGTAAATGGCTATGTTTACGTGTAGATCTAGGAAATGTGCCATCTTGGCAAGTATGTAAAGTAGACGTAAAAGATGCATCAGATAATGTAGCAACAATTGGACAAGATTATTTCTTATTTGTGAAAGAAGAAATACAAGTATCAACTGATAAGACGATATTATGGTTAAATAGTAGTGATCCAAATAATACGAGTAGTACATTAAACAATGGCAATTTTGTATTAACTACGCCATGGCTAGATGCTATGGTTGACAAACAACCATCAACTAATTCATATAAACCTTTTGTAGAATCTCAAAATCCAACGGGTGGTTCAACAAGTGATAAAAGTGCATATAATGGCATTGCTTTATCAAATGCAAGTGCAACCTGGAGTTCTACTGCACCATCAATTGGTCATGCACATGCAGGGAAGAAGATTAACCAATATCTAGCATTTTGTATACCAAATGACCAGGGTATAAGAGAAGTAAAATTAACATACATCGGATAAAAATATATATAATTTTATCAATAAACTATATATATCATGTCTCAACCTCCTATTAATGAAGAGAATCAGTTGTCTTTATTGTTTAAACAATTTCAAGGCGTTGCACAAGCTGTACCAGGTCATGGAAAAACACCTGCTATTCAATATAATGCAGAGACAATCGCAAAATTAAATAGTATTTACAGTTCATCAGTATTTGTTGAACCTGTTCCAAAAGAATTAGAGAAAAATATCGGTCAAATGAAAAATGATAGTAGTTTTCAAGATACACAGTGGACATCTGGAGGAACCGTATGGAATCAATTGGCAGGAAAAACAAATGTTAAAGATGTAAATGGTATTTCAATCCCACATTTATATTTTTACAAACGGGTTTATCTCAAATCAACCGGAAACGATAATTCTTGGTGGTTACCTGAGCAATCTACACCATCTACATGGTCCTCATCAACTAATAAATTACGTAATATGATCCCTTGGTTGTACAATGATACCAACGCGTCAATGTTTACTCCAATTATTGAGTATTGGGATCCTACTTTTAATGGTGGATCCTGGAGAACCGTTGGATTACAAAATCAAAACTCAGGCTGGGTAATTGATTATGCTTCAGGTCTAGTCGTTTTTTATAATGAACGAACTACTCTTAAAAACACTTATGGGTTTGACCAAAGTGCTCTAGATACTGATCAACATGCTAGACCTCGCATATCTTTTGTTAGATATGAGGGCGAGTTTTTAGAAGATGCAATTAGAAACGGTACCATTGGCGGAGGGGGGGGAGCTTCTCAAGTAGGTAATTGTGATAACAGTGGACAAGTAGTAGCAAGTACATTATTTGATGCCAGTGCAATTTTATTCAATGAAACCCAATTTGATATATCAGATAATTCTGGAAATGCAATAATTAATATTGCTAATGCTGCGTTTGAATCAGATATCTCCCGCTATTTTTTTGATATCCCTCCGGCGCCTTATAGTGGAGATATTTCAAAAAATAATAGTGCAGTTGCTGCAATTAATATGACCTGGCAATTGCCTCAGACTGATCGCACGTCTGTGCCCCTTGGAAAAACAACTCATTACATAGACGGAATTGCGGATGTTAGTAATGCAAATGTAGGATACCTACCATTTTTTAAAGAACTACGCATTGACGCATTAGAAGTGAGTGATCCTAGTAAAAACCCAACAAATAACAATGATTGGGATGCTCTAGATACAAGTAATAATCAACAACAACCATTTTTTCCGCCATCATTAACTTCTGCTATTATGCATGCTGATGGAACTAGTGGAGGAAGCCATTATACATTAAGTGGTGGGACTACATATCCTTTTACACAACTAGAAACAGATCAAGTATTAGAAACTGGAAAAACCTATCAATTCAGAATATATCTTACGAATGATGCAAGTGGTAGCGTAACTGATCCTACTTATGGTCATACAACACCCTGGAATTATTATTATTTACCGGAAGGATCAGGTGGTCAAATAGAACTGGGTTCATTTGGGCCACCCACTGCTCCTATGGGAGCGGAAATATTTAATAACCAAACTACATACGATGCTGTATCTGTCGATATTTCAAATCAGAATCCTAACGGTGCGGATGCTAGTGCAAATAACATAGGATGGCCTATTCCAAATAACTTTGATTTAAACGTCAGATTTGGCGGAGACGTTGATGGTGTTCTAGATCCATCTAATATAGCAAAACAAATGCCAAATATCCGTTCTCTATTACAAGATTCATCAGCTGAGATCCTGGGCCCATACGTTAAAAATGGAAGATTATTAATTCCAGATATATTTACGGCGACAACGGACTTATCTTCCAGCACGAATTGGGAATGGTATCCTGAAACAAAATATACACTTTCAAATGTTTACATGCAAAATGATACAGTAGACTTTTCAGATCAGGTCGCATCATATAGTGGTGATTCATCCTGTAACACAGGCATTCCTAGTAGGCAAGATCTTGGTAATATTTCTACTGAGAGATTAAAGCCAAATACTAGTGACCCTTTACGAATAGATGAAATAGGAACTGTAGCTGTTAAGACCTATGCATATCCACAATTCAATGCTTCTGTATCTTCACCAGATTTATCGATTAATGATATATTTTTTATTACTAATAATGATGTTGTAGATTTTGAAATTAAAGCTAATTCCCAACAATTTGGTCCATGGGCTAATAACTCAGACAAAGGTGGAGGAAGTGTGGGTAAAGATAGTAATGGTGTTAATTTAACAAAGTTTGAAATGTCTATGAAAACCCATAACTCAGCCTCTGTTATTAATTCAGAAACTACACCCGCAATGAAAGGATTTTTGGATGTTTCTATGATTGACCATATAGGTACTAATTTTACATTGTCAGCTGAAGCAATTGACCCATCCAGGCCCTTTACCACAAAGGGATATTATACTGATATAACGATCAAAAAATCAGAAATGAGAGATATATGTCTTAATAATGTACAGGATATTTGCAATAATTTATATAAACCATATGAAGTGGCTATTCAGGACATTTGTGGTAATGATAAACTAAATAAGTTAACTGGTCCATTTTCACTAGCTAGAACCCCACTACAAGATATTAGTTATAATTTACCTACTAGTTTAAATGCAAGCCCAAGATTAGACTTTAGATTTTTTGGTCAGGCATTACCTACACTAAATAAAATAACATTACCATCGCACACATATGATATATCAGGTATTGATGATTATTGGAGAAGGTCTTTATTATTAGCTACAACAAGATCTATTTACAATAATTCATCTCAATTAGAAAATGGAACAAATACCATGGATCCGTCTTCTGTATCATGGAATAATTTTACAGGTAATACAAAAACTGTTTCTCCTTCAATCGCTATAGAACCATCACGTATTTGGGATATATCAAGTGAAAGTGATAGTAAATGTTATTCTCGGAATGTATTGTCTACACCTCAATTTGCCGTTTACATTTCTGGTGATAATAACGTAGCACGGGCGCCAGAAGACATATCAGGAAATTATCCAATTACGTTTGGAGGAACTACAAAGCACTTATTTTGGGATTATACATGGGATAAAGGTCCAAATGGAACATTGCCGAACTCAATACCTAGTGGATTTTTCTCTTACTCATCTGGTAGTCCAACTCCAGATTTCGCAACACGTTTTGAGTTTTTAGAAGCGCAAGGAAACTTAACAGGCACTAGTCTAACGAGTCATGGTGCTCCTCTTGAACATTGGCCAAATAAAATGCCACCTAAACAACTTTTATGGGCTAATGGCGCATTCAGAGGAGCAGGTATATCCTCGATTAAAAATAATCCATATATTGATTTCAGCAGTAATTATTATAATCCTAGCGTGAGTATAAATGGATCTACCCGATTGGCATTAGAGAATTATAGTACAGATAAAACTAGCGGTGTAGCAATTGGCGAAACTTTTCAACAACCGTTTGATGGATGGTGGGACGATGTAAATAGTCCTTCAACCGGCAGCAGTCAGATTACAGATAAAGCAAAATATATAACATTTAGGACTTGGATGCCTCCTGTAGACAGACTTAATGGTTCATCAACAACTAATACGCAAGGATATAGTTTAATAGTAAAAGACAGTAGTAATATAACAATTGACCAGATTAAATCAACTTCAACATCATCTACTGGTGATGGTTATTGGGTGTATCATGTAGAAATCCCTCCTGTGTCTCCACCGACCTTTACAGCATTTTCAGGGCAAAAAGTTGCAGGTCCTAGCAATGGATGTTATGCATCTAGTATTGGTGGCTACAAGGTATCTAATACTGTTCCTTCATTGGGAGCTACTGCACAATCACAAAACAATTTAACACAGGTAGAAATATCAATAGGTCTTACTATCGGGAGTCAAAAGGATATAGCAAGTGTTGAAATCGAATGGGTTGCAAATTAGTTGTACATTCACATTCTATTATGTAGCATATATATAATATAATGGATGGTTCAAGTACAGATTCAAAAGTAAATCTTCTTTTTAAGGAGGCAAATAATACAGTTGATGTAGTAAGATTTCAACCATTTACTAATCCACAGAACTCATTTGCATTTCAGAACTACGTTCAAAATGATGAGATCTTCAGTAATAACATCCCTCCAGATCTCTCTAATATAAGTTATACTATTGGAACAACAACCTATTACGGGTCACAAGCCCTTGATATTAGTTTATCATTAGCAAACACACCACCAAATACAACTCATCAAATAACACAGGATCTAGTTTATCGATATAGAGTACCTTTAACCAGGGCATCTACTCAAATATTTGGAACAGCACCAAAAAGAACATGGTATGTGCCTGATAGTAGCAATTCAAGTAAAAGCGAACTATCAGATGCAATAGCATTCAATTATGATCCTGTTTATAATTCATATATGCCAAGTATTCTAGATTTCTCATTACAAAATCCAAATCCTTATTATTCTCCTGATGTTGGTGCAATTTGGTGGAGAATGGATTATAAATCTGGATTTCTGCAGTTATATGGCGAAGATTCTAAGATTGATGCCTATATTCCAACAATTAATGATACACCACATATTTCTTTTATTCAATATATTGGTCCAAAGGGTGCTGGAACTGGTGGTATAAATAACGGAGAAGACGCATCATTTAATAATGTAGATATAAGTAATCTGACTGTAAATAATCTAACTGTTACCGAGAGCGCAAATCTCCCAGAAGAGACATTAATCTATCCAAAATGGAGAGGTATTGAAGGATCAAATAACCGCAATCCGACTTTTCCGCCAGGATATGCAAAGACAGAACAAGTGTCAAACTTTGAACTGGATCCCTCTAGTAACTTAGTGACATCAAATGATTGGGTCACTATAGCTTATTGTGCAGAAGAGACAGCACAACTTAGTGGTAATAGGCGATATGCTGATGCTAGAGCAGATGGTATGTTTAAGATAACTTACCCACGTTCTAGTGGTCATAGCACAATTACTTTCCAAGCTTCAACAAAATATAGTCGGGGTCAAGGAATAAATATACTACAATATAATTGGTATACGGGAACGGGAAACTTTGATGCTTTGCGTATAATCACTGAAAGCACGTATGATGGTGCAGTACTTCAAATGCGTTTTAGAAATCTTCCATCTGACGGTAATGGTGGAGCATTTAGTGTTCGTACGTGGGATAATTATGATTATCCAGGATGGACTATATATTCTGATGTAAGTGGTGTATCTAGTTCAAATATACCCATTGTTACAAAAAATAATAATCCATTATCACCTTTTGAAAGATTCGATATCAATAATAATTCACTTGGATTTATCCCTCTGACAAAGCAGTATATAGTTGATAATCTTTATTGGGAAAGTGTTCCAGGAACGACTTTATCTGTTCAAGGTACAGGAAATCCTTCGTATTTTCGCAGGGGCGTTAGGATTGATGGTGTTACCGAAACATATGATTCTATAATTGCTAATGGGGGAATAACTACAACAGATCTTGACGTAAGTCTTAATACAATTATGCACGGCGATCTTACAGTTGAAGGTAATACCGATTTATCTGGCAATGTTATAATTAAAAGCGATCTTACAGTTGAAGGTAATACCGATTTATCTGGCAATGTTATAATTAAAAGCGATCTTACAGTTGAAGGTAATACCGATTTATCTGGAAATGTTATAATTAAAAACGATCTTACAGTTGAAGGTAATACCGATTTATCTGGAAATGTTATAATTAAAAACGATCTTACAGTTGAAGGTAATACCGATTTATCTGGAAATGTTACTATTGGTATTTCTCGTAATTTAATCAAGAATGCTACTAGTAGTATTAACCTATCATCTTCAGTTAGTGAGAATGATTGGATTAGTATAGCGAGAGTTGGTGATATTCAGAAATCAGGATCTACAAGTCAAATAAGTGCTCGTGCATTTGGAACAATAGTTATATTTGATGAATCTTCCGGAGATTTTCAACAAATAACAATTACTGCAGGAATAATGCTTTCCGAAGGATCAACACTTGAGGCATGTAAGACAGGTAATCTAACAAATAGCCAACATGTTTTTAAATCATTAAGAATTGTTATGGCAGGTGACAATGATGGGGCAATATTACAAGCTCGAGCAGGCCCCAGCATAAATACCGGTATACAAAATACGTATTATTTATCTTTAATTAATGGAACAAATACCCCAGGATGGAATCTTTCTGAAGGTACACTCGGGTCTGATAACGACCCATTTATTTATACCGGTTCTAATCTTGATCAGAATCGCAAATACTCATTTTTTCAAGGATCATCAAACCCTCCGTACAATACTATTGATATTACTTATGCACCAAATTATGATAGCAGAAAGTCATCTTCTCGTATATCGAGCGTTTCTACTAAATATGAAAAAGCTCGACTACAAGTATTTGGAGAAAACATGTTTTGTCAAAAAGATCCTACTACAAGTTTTGGAGGAACACTAGGATCTATAGATGGAGTTATATATGTTGAATCCAGTCACTTCAATAACTCTTATATAAGTTTGGGACATGATTCCAGTAATGGTAATACAAAGTTATCAAATAATAATGGAAACTCTACGCCATATGATATTTATATAGAAAGTGAAGGAAATATTGTATTAGACAATCAAAGTAGTGGTAGCTCTGGTGCAACAAATAAAGGTATCGCTCTTTTAAGCAACGACGGATTATTTATTGATTGTTCTAATTCTTCTGGAAGCGGTAAAGCTACTTTTAGATTTGGACCATCAAGTAGTTACCAAATAATGTCTTTGGATAAAAACGGTCTAGATATGAATATTCATGATATTTCTAACGTTGAAACCATATATACAAAAAGGATTGATATACTTCAAGGTGATACCTCTTTAAATATTGGTTCTTTCCGTGGAGGGTTTCTCGCTGGAACAGGGCAAGTAAATCTTGAATGTCCAATGAGGTTATTTAATGCCAATAATGCTATTAATACATTAGGTGCTATCTCAGACGTTGGATCGATTGCATGGGATGACTCACGCGGCCAGATTGGTGTAAAGTTTCAAAATACATCTGCAACAACTAACTTAAATGTTAAGTATTTGAAGTATGATGAAGGTCCATACGAGCAAACTTGGGATGCACATGGTTATATAGTATTAGGTATTAGACAAAATAATGATCCTACTAAGGCTAATAAAAGAACATTTAAATGGAATAAAACTCTGCTACATCATTATAGCGGGGAAAAAGATACAATGTTTAACATTTCTAGCACAACACACGGTTACTTTATTAAAGGAAATCATCATACTATCCCCCGTGATACACGTATAGAACGAGTAGTAGTTAGATCATATAACAATTATTGCAGAATAAAAAATGGAACAGGTCAATCGCAAACAGTGACATTTGAAACTTGGATTGGCATAACACCAGATAAAGTTGCTAATTGGAGTTTTAATACTTCGATGAACACGGGGACTTACGAGATTCCAAATGATATTACAAATAATAATAATACATCTACTTCAACGTGTAGAAGATTGTGGACCTATACACGAAATAATATAGCTTCCTCTTCAACAACTCAAATTGTTCAAAATCCTTTCACTAGTGGGGCTAGTTCCCCAGGTGGTATCGACGTGACCTTAACAACTCCATTAGATGTTTCAAAAGGCGACTATGTTACACTTTTTTGTATTGAAAGATGTGTTGTAACTGGTGCCTCAAGCACCAACCCGTTGACAGTTGAAATAGAAAATTATCTTAATGGTGACAATTGGGGTAATGCAGGTGTACCAATGAAATGGGAGTTTTTTGGTAAACAGAAGAGCAATTAAGCCGTATACATACTTATGACAAATGTAGTAAAGTAATATGGAATAATTATATTTACTGCTGATCTAAGACAGCCAAGCATAAGGTATATCATAGAGAAGAATGTGGCTTCAGCTAACTGTGGGTATTCATGTATAACTTTTGATATTTTTGATGTATCGCATACAGCAGTATTTGTCCAGTTATCATATGACATGCTGGTATTTACCCATTTATTAATATTCTGGTCCTTCATGTTGCCTACATGTATAAGTGACTCAATCAAGGTTACTAATGCAAACATTATGCTTAATTTAAACCATATTGGCATCATTTTTTCTAGAGGTAAAACGGTTTGGTGGAATCGAGGCATGATATATATGTTGTTATTATGCATTCTTCTAGAAGTTTTTTACTTTCAATTTTATCATTAATATGTTCAAAAAAATAACATATTAATTTCTATCTTCGTGATTTAGAACGACGAGATGAAGAATTGGAGCGGTTGCTTTTATTTTTCCTGCGAGTTTTGGTTTTGTTTTTGTTTTTGATTTTAGTTTTAGTTTTTCTCCCAGAACTGCGCCAGTCGTAACCACCTTTTGATTTTCGGCGTTTAGTTTTCGTTTTAGTTTTTTTAATTGAACTGCGCCAGTCGTAACCGCCAACAGATGGACCGGGTCTACTGGCTGGTGTAAAGGTTGATGCATTAGCGTTCAAGGGCGGCGATGATGATTGTGGTGGAGGTGAAGGCAAACCGGCTTGTAATGCAGAATTGCTAGCCTGTTCTAAATCTTGAATAGCAGCCCGCATTTCTTCTACAGTTGGTTGTCCACCTAGAGCATCGCGTATTCTTTTAACATTATCACCTTGATTATCTCTGGCTCTTCCGCTAGCAGCTAAAATCTCTTCCATTTCACCTCTACTTTGAAGTAACCGTCTTAATAAATCTGATGCTGTTCCCATTTGACGAATCGCTTCTGTATTTGCAGCTTGTTGCTGACTAATCATATCAAGCAATGTGTCAGTTTGTCCTCCAAGATTGTTCATGGAGTCTAAAACATCATATATTTGTTGGGGTTGTACTCTTGCCATGTGTATATATCCTATAGAGAGAAAAGAACGCACTATACCATTTCTCGTAACTCACCCTGTATCGATTCAATCTCTCTCAACAATACACTTTGTTGTTGTTTACTTTGTTCAAGTAGTTTCTCTGAATCATCAATATCTCCAGTAACCTTGCTAATATAAGATGATAGCTCTTTTAAAGCTTTAATCTGAGCCTCCTTTTCTCTTTTCATTGGCCCTAAAACACTCATATAATCTCTGGCAATATCTACTAAAAATACATTTTCTTTACTAACATCCTGCACTTCCTTAGCCTTATCCATAAGATATTTCCTTCGTTGTTCTAGTTCATGTTTTAATAATTCTATTTTAGCATCCCGTTTAGCTATTTCCATTTATATTAAGCATAGACATTAAATACTTATTAAAACACACAATATCACTGCATAAATGCTAGTTATTCACCAAATATAGTTTCTGAACATTATTTTGAAATGATATAAAATCTAAACTATTATTATTTCAGGATGGCACGTACTAATCAAGAACCTTTACTCAGCGAAGATGACTCGCGTTTTGTTATGTTTCCAATACAATATGGTGATATTTGGGATATGTATAAAAAACAAGTTGACTGCTTTTGGAGAGCCGAAGAAGTTGATTTGTCTAAAGATATTACTCAGTGGCAAAAATTAAACGATGATGAACGTTATTTTATAAAGCATATACTAGCATTTTTTGCTGCTAGTGACGGCATTGTATTAGAAAACCTAGGCATGAGATTTATGTCAGAAGTGCAAATCAGTGAAGCTAGAGCATTTTACGGATTTCAAATTGCTATGGAAAATATTCATTCAGAAATGTACTCTTTGCTTATTGACACTTATGTCAAAGATAAAAATGAGAAAAACAAACTATTTCACGCAATTGATAACTTTCCGTGTATTAAAAAGAAGGCTGATTGGTCATTAAAGTGGATAGGTGATAAGAGATCATCATTTGGTACGCGGTTGGCTGCGTTTGCATGCGTGGAGGGAATATTTTTCAGTGGCGCGTTTTGTTCTATTTACTGGTTGAAGAAAAGAGGTCTTCTTCCCGGATTAACTTTTAGCAATGAACTGATTTCTAGAGATGAAGCCTTGCATACTGAGTTTGCGGTTCTATTGTTTAATAAATTACACAAAAAACCCAGCAAAAAGCGATTAATCGAAATTATAAAAGAGGCTGTTGATATTGAAAGAGAGTTTATTTGCGAGGCTTTACCATGTAGGCTTGTTTCTATGAACTCGAAACTTATGGGAGAATATATTGAGTTTGTTGCTGATAGATTGGCTATGCAGCTAGGATGCGATAAAATATATGATGCAAGCAATCCATTTGATTTTATGGAAATGATTAGTGTTGAAGGAAAAACAAACTTCTTTGAAAAGAGAGTCGGGGAATATGCTTTGGCGAATAAAGAAAGAGACGACACTGTATTTGATCTAGATGGTTCTTTTTAAAATTATTGTTTATAAAAAATAAAGAAATAAATGATATTTTGTATATATATAATATCATTATGGCAAGTAACTTTTCATTTAGCCAATCTTGCGTAACAAATCGCTGTGGTAACCCATGTAGCGGTGGAACAGCAATAATATCAACAACTTCTGGATCTGGAGATACTGGCCCAACTGGTCCGGTGGGCCCAACTGGTCCTGGAGGTGGTGGAAGTGGTACAGGAGCAACTGGCCCTACTGGCCCTACTGGTGCTCAAGGACCTTATGGTAATACAGGCCCAACAGGTGCAGGTGCTACCGGACCTACAGGTGCAGGTGCTACAGGCCCAACAGGTGATACTGGTGCTACAGGTGCAGGTGCTACCGGGCCAACAGGTGCAGGTGCTACCGGACCAACAGGTGATACCGGTGCTACAGGTGCAGGTGCTACCGGGCCAACAGGTGCAGGTGCTACCGGGCCAACAGGTGCAG